GTTAATAACTGGGCTGATGTTGGAACTACTGACAGAAGAATTCTTTTAACTAACACTAATACAGGTGCTGGTGAAGGTTTCTTAACTGTTAGATATGTTCAAAACAATAACCTAAGTTAATAATTAATTAAGTGTGGGCTTCGGCCCACATAAAATTTAAGGAGAAAAAATGGCATCATACTCAAGTGATCAACTAGTAGCCCACGCAACAGGAGATGGACAATTAATTCCTGCAACTCAAAGAGCAAGAATTACTTCTATTCAAGCAGCAGGTGTGGCTAGTTCAGTAATTAAATTATATAATGGAACTGCAAATACAGATCCTTTAATAGCTGAATATAAGTTTAATGCAGAAGGTTTAGAAGTTTATGTTCCAGGTTCTGGAATTTTATTTGACTCAGGAGTTTATTTAGATTTAACTAATACTACTGGTGTTACTATAACCTTTACGTAGGATAAAAAATGGCGACTATTACTTACACAGTCACTGTCGCAAGTGGCACTAATGCCTATGGAACTGGTAATAAATTTTTTATTAACGGTGAGGTAAGTCCTGTTCTTTATTTACAAGAAGGAAATACTTATATTTTCGATCAATCGGATAGTTCTAATGCCACTCATACTTTAGCATTTTCTTCAAATGCTAATAACGATCCTGCTGCAAATTACACAACAGGCGTAACAACAACAGGAACTGCAGGAAGTGCTGGTGCAAATACAACTATTAATGTTGCACCTGTTAGAACAACCGGCGCTCCGGTGTTATTTTATTATTGTATCAATCATAGCGGTATGGGTAATACTGCTCAAACTATTTCACCTACTTCAGAGACTACTGAATTTAATCCACAAATGGATGAAATTATTGAGGAAGCTTATGAAAGAACAGGAACTAGAGGAGCGAGAACAGGTTATCAATTAAGAAGTGCAAGACGTTCTTTAAATATTATGTTTCAAGAATGGGGTAACAGAGGAATTCATTTATGGAAAATAAAACTTGCTAAAGTTCCATTAGTTCAAGGTCAAGCGGAATACAATTTTGCAGCAGATACTCAAAACTTTCCAGGAGATATTAGTGATGTATTAGAAGCTTTTTATAGAAATAATTCTACACCAACAGCACCACAAGATATTGCACTTACTAAAATAGATAGATCAACTTATTCACAAACTCCTAATAAATTATCACAAGGAACTCCTTCACAATATTATGTAGATAGAAAATTAAATCCAAGTATTTTTTTATATACTACACCAAGTGCAAGTGTATCAAGTGCAAGCACACCAAGTAATTTTCAATTTTGTTTTTATTATTTATCTAAAATTCAAGATGTAGGAGCTTACAATAATACAGCAGATGTTGTTAACAGATTCTATCCTTGTATGATGTCAGGTCTTGCATATTATTTAAGTTTAAAAGTTTCTCCAGAAATGAGTCAAGAGTTAGAGAGAAGATATGAAAGTGAATTACTAAGAGCTTTAGATGCAGACAACCAAGGAACTTCTACATTTATTACACCACAAACATTTTATGGGAGCGGTGTATAATGGGTAGATATGCGTTAGGTAAAAGATCATTAGCAATTTCAGATAGATCTGGAATGGCTTTTCCATATACTGAAATGGTTAGAGAATGGAATGGTTCTTTAGTTCACGTTTCAGAATATGAAGCAAAACAACCACAACTTGAACCTAAACCAGCAGGGTCAGACCCACAAGCTTTATATAATCCAAGACCACAACCAGCATCAGCCACTAGTTTAATTTTATTAGACAACAATTCTTTTACAACTGTAATTTCTGGTGGAGTAACTTTTGTAAATATTTATTCAGAAAACCATCAAAGAAGTACAGGAGATGTTGTAAGATTTAGAGGAGCACCTGAAGTAATAACTCCAGGATCAGGTGGAGCAGATGCTACTAATTTACAATCGTTTGCAGACATTCCAACTTTTGATAATGTAAGTGATTTAGATAATGTAAATGGTTTTACAATAACAGTTGGACAAAAACAATCAGACGGTTCTGTAATAACAACACCTAATTCTAATCCAACAGAAATTTTAACAACACCTGAAAACTATTTCTTTATTACTAGCACAAGTAATGCTACAACAGGAGGAATTGCAGGCGGTGGAGCAAACTGTTCTGCTGGTCCAGTAGTACTAGGAGTCGTAAACGGATAATGGCATATACTTTAGCAGAATTACAATCAGACATTAGAAGCTATACTGAAGTAGGAGATAATGTTTTAACAGACGCAATTTTATCTAGAATTATAGGAAATGCAGAAAACAGAATTACTAGAGCAATAGATACTGATCAAAATGTATTCTATGCAACATCTAGTTTAATTGTTGGAAATAGATATGTAACAATTCCAGCTGACCTAAGAGCAATTAGATATGTTCAATTAAAAGATTCAACTGGAAATCAATTTTACCTAGAACAAAAAGACACTAGTTATATTGCAGAATACTATTCTACTCCAGCAACTCAATCGGTAGATATTCCAATACATTATGCTAACTGGGATGAAGAGTATTGGGTAGTGGCCCCAACACCAGATAAAACCTATGAAATTACTCTTTGTTATGATAAAGAACCTACTAGTCTTTTAGTAGATACTGGAGGTACTTACCTATCCGATAAATACCAAGATTTACTTCTCTATGCTTGTCTAGTAAATGCATATGGGTACTTGAAAGGTCCTGCAGATATGTTACAATACTACACAGGACAATATAAAGAAGCTTTAGAATCGTATGCTATCGAGCAAATCGGTATCAGACGTAGAGACGAATATCAAGATGGTGAAGTTCGGGCTCAACTTAACGTAAAACCACCATCAAGTTAATAAGGAGATAAAAAAATATGGCTAACATAATACCGTTTTCATTTAGAGGTGCTCTCTTTTCAGCGCAACACGATCTTGCTACTGGAGGAAATACTTTTAATATATCTTTGTATACAACTAATCCATACACAACTGCAAGCACAGTATACTTAGCAGGAACAGGTAATGGTGAAGTAGATACAACAGGTGGTACTAACTATGTTGTTAAAACTTTAGCGAACCAAGCAGTTGCAAGTACAACGGCCGTCGCTTCAGTAGACTTTGACAATGTGACTTGGAGTTCTGCTACTTTCACTGCATCATTTGCAGCGATTTACAATAACTCAACAGTCGATGGTACACAAAACAGATTAGTAGTAGTTTTAGATTTTGGCGGAGCGAAGACAGCAACCAATGGTGATTTCACTATTGCGTTTCCTGATGCAGCTACACCGGCTAATGCTATTATTAGTATGAGTTAATAACAAAGGAAAAATTTATGGCGTTGGTAATAAATGACAGAGTAAAAGTAACAAGCACTACAACTGGTACAGGTGCGTTCGCACTTGGAGCAGCAGTAACTGGTTTTGAAACTTTTGCAACTGGAATAGGAAACAACAACACGACTTACTATTGTATTTTTAATCAAGGTACAAGTGAGTTCGAAGTTGGTCTTGGAACATTAGATGCAACTTCTGCAAATTTGACAAGAACTACAATTATTTCTAGTTCTAATTCAGATTCAGTTGTTACTTTTTCAGCAGGTACAAAAGATGTATTCTGTACTTTACCAGCAAGTAAGTCGGTTTATCTGGATTCAACAGGTACACCTGTAGGAGCAGCGTCTGCTGGCTTTGCATTAGCAATGGCAGTAGCATTATAAATAGGAAAAAAATATGGCACAAAATTTTAGAAACGATTTACAAGGAGCAGTAGGAACAGCACCAGTTACTTTAGTAACCGGAGCAGATTATGATGCAGTAATTGGAATTAGAATTGCTAATATATTAACTTCTACAATTGAAGTTGATGTTTATATTACAAACTCAGGAAATAAATATCTTGCAAAAGGTGTTGTAATTCCACCAAATTCTGCGATAGAACTTATTCAGGGTGGTGCAAAGATTGTTTTAAAAAACGGTGATGTATTAAATGCAGTGTCAAATACAGCTTCAAGCTGTGATATTGTTACTTCGTACATTAATCAAATTAGTACATAGGAGTAATTATGAGCGCAGTAGTAAACGGTATCCAATATATTGGAGGACAAACTTCTCCAAATGAATTTATAAATAATCAAGCAGCCGTTATTGACGGAACTCAAACTATAGAGAGTGCAGTTCTTGCAGGACCTATTACAATTCCAGCAACAATCACAGTAACCGGAACGTTGGTAATTGTCTAATGAGCAAAATAGAAGTAAATGCAATTGAACCACAATGCGGAACTACTTTAACAGTTGGTGCAAGTGGTGATACAATTACTTTTCCAACTGGAACTACTATTGTAAATAATGGTACGCAAACAGGTTTTGGTAGAACAGGAACTGTGGATTGGATAACAACTCCTAAAACAGGAACATTCACAGCAGTTAATGGCGAAGGATATTTTGTAGACACAAGTAGTGGAGTATCAACAGCAAATTTACCAGCAGGTGTTGCAGGAGCAATAGTTTCTTTTGCAGATTATGCAGGCACTTGGCAAACAAATAATTTAACAGTTTCACCAAATGGTTCGGATAAAATTGGTTCTGTTAATGCAGACGCAGTTTTAAGTACAGAAGGTCAATCAGTAACTTTTGTTTATGTTGATTCAACACAAGGTTGGATTAATACTATGGATTCAACATCTAATGTTAGAGGATCAGATCCACAATTTGTTACAGCTACAGGTGGAACAATTTTAACATCAACTTGTGGTAATTTTAAATCACACGTATTTACAGGACCTGGTACTTTTTGTGTATCTGATGCAGGAAATTCTTGTGGTTCAAATACAGTAGATTATTTAGTAGTAGCAGGTGGAGGTTCTGGTGGTGGTTATTATGCTGCAGCTGGAGCAGGAGGATTTAGAGCAAGTAATGGATATTGCACTCCAACTATGTCGCCTTTAGTTAGTCCAACAGCTTTACCTGTTGCAGCTACAGGTTATCCAGTAACAGTAGGTGGAGGAGGAACTGCAAATCCTTCAGCTCCAGGTGTTGGAGGATATGACGGTAATAATGGAAGTAATTCAGTTTTTGCAGGAACAACAACAATCACTTCAGCAGGTGGAGGTTTTGGTGCCGCAAGTGGTCCAACAATCGTTGGTGGTAGTGGAGGATCAGGAGGTTCATCAGGATATTTTAGACCAGCGTGTGGACAAGGACAAGGTAATACACCTCCAGTTTCTCCACCACAAGGAAATCCAGCAGGTAGAGCATCTTATGGTAATGCTGGTGGTGGAGGTGGTGCAGGTGCTGCAGGTGCAGATGGAACAATAGGTGGTGTTTGGAGTGTTTCACCTATTCCAGGTGCTAATGTAGGTGGTACAGGTGGTATTGGTAGTTATATTTCAGATGCAATTTTAGGTCCAACAGCACCAAGTTATGGAACTCCAGGACCAGTAGGTTCAACAAGATATTTTGCAGGTGGTGGTGGTTCTGGTTCTTGTGGTGGAACATCAGGTGCAGGAGGTTCAGGTGGTGGAGGTGCAGGAACTCCTAATACTGGTCCATTTGGTGTAGCACAAAATGGTACTGTTAATACTGGAGGTGGTGCTGGTAATGCCGGTGGTACAGGCGGTTCTGGTATAGTAATAATAAGGTACAAATTTCAATAATTATGACAAGTAAAATAAAAGTAGATAACATAACAAACCAATCAGATTCCAACATCGTTAATAAATGTGGAACAACCAT